ATTATCAAAGGCGACGACGATCACTACATCACTGCCATTCAACATTTCCTGCCTAGCGATCTCTCAGGTCATCAGATGTGTGGCATGGAAAAGATAGCAGGCTGCCGCAAAGATTGCCTTAATACTGCAGGGCGAGGTCAATCTCCCACGGTAGTAGCAGCCAGGATGCGCAAGACCATAGAGTTTGCCGAACATCGCCCTCTCTACAATTACCTCATCGACAAAGACTTGGTGAAATACGAAACCTTCTGCCATCGCCATGAGCTTCACGGTTCAGTTAGGATGGGAGGAACAGACGATAGGCCGTGGCACCAAATCTTAAAGATGGAGGCATACGACCTCCAGTTTTATAACTACACCAAGCACTGGCGGCGAGCCTATCATCGTCTGCCGAAGAACTATCACCTAACCCTGAGCTATTCGGAAGCCGACAAAGGTTACGCTAGGGATATCCTAAAAGCGTCAAAGGATACAGGCACCAATATCGCCGTCGTATTCAAGGGCGATTTCCCTAAGCGTTTCAAAGGTTTACCCGTAATCGATGGCACCAAAGATGATCTACGTTTTCTTGATCCATCCCCTTGTGCCGTCGCCCTTAAACCCCTCGGCAAAGCCAAGCATAACACCAATGGCTTTGTCGTGGCGGCCTAACTAAGGAGAAATACATGGATAAGTAGGACCATTGTTATCCCAACCCTTAAAATTAACAAGTAGGAATTCCTAAGATGAAAACGTATACCATTAACGGGCGGCAATGTATTGATGCAACGGAAAGTATCAGCCTCAATATTACCGATAATGATTGTCAATTAGCATCACGAAAGGATCATGCTAATTGTGTCTTGTCTAGGGCTTGTATGAAACATACAGGTTCTGATGTGTTGGTCTATGTGTCACGAGTTTATGTAAAACAAATACATCAGGATGTATGGGTACGCTACGTTATAGAGAATACCTTGCGCACACAAGTAGTCGCTTTTGATCAGGGAGGTGCGTTTAACCCCGGTCAATACGTCCTGAATAAACCCGCCTCAGATAAAAGGCTTGGCCGTAGCTCTGGAGGACAGAAGAACACTGACCGTAAGACTCCTCGTAAAATGCCAGTGAAACTAACTAATGTCCGACCTTATGGGGGAAAATGGCACAATATCGCTGTTTAATTGAACGAGCCAGCTTGTTACTGGCTAGTCAGGTCCAGGTTTCCTGATGATAGAGAAGTGGTTTGACAGTCACAACAAAGAACCTATAACAGGGTAGGCGTGGAGCATAGTATGCTATGAAGCGCCTACCCATCTTTCATGTCAGCTTGGAGAAGAATGATATGAGATGGAAAATTGTGATGAATTGCCCTGAGTGCAGCGGCACTGGCAAAGTAACTCATGACCATCCTAATGATCCATTCGCCAGGGATGTGGATTGTGTATGCGATGACGGAAAGAAAGAATTATTCGAACCGTTCGAATACTATGATCATATAGGTGGAGTCTGGAACGATTATGGCGAAGCAATTAGCATTGAGTTGCAGGATGCTTGACCAGATCTTAAGGGGTTTCAGCTACCAGTGTCCCAAGTGTCAAAAGCTGGTACCCTATGACCCGGAGCAGCTTATCTGTGCCTCTACTCCGGTCTGTTTACACTGTGGCGCAGCCGAAAGGAAAGACAATGAAGATATCGAAGCCTAAGATGAGAATGAATCCGAGTTATTTATGGCGTGTTCGTAACCCGTCCATATGGAATGATTGGGAGGAGGGGCATAATTCTATTGAGCTTATCGCCGAGGACCATGGTTTGTCCATTAAAACGGTCGAAAATATTCTGCGTGCCTATAGGAAATGCCCTGAGAACCCGAGGCGTTACTTCTGGGAGCAAAACCAAGGGTGGAAATGGACCCCGTCCTTAGCCTCTATTCGCAAGGCTAATCTGCTAAAATACCAGGGCAAGGCAGCGAGTGTCAGCCGGATTCAAACGCCGCAAGCGCCGATATCTGAGAGTCGGCTTCGAAGAGGTCTAAAGACTTTGGTTGTACAAGCAAAGAAATCAAAGACAACGTCCACCTATATGACCTTTACTTACGAAGGTAAGGACCACACCATTGAGGCCACAACCTTTGGAGCTATCTTAGACTTGTGGCATCAAGACCGTTCAATCGCATCTTTAATCACCAAAGTGGAAACGAGGTAGAACATGAGTTACTTTAATCTACCCGAGGTTAGAGAAGTTCCTATTTGCCATCCGATGACTAACGAACTCGGAGGATTTTACGCCGAGATACCGGATCGAAAAGCCCTGGTTCTTGACAATGGAGCGGTAGCGGGCGTTCCTACCTCCAGCTACAAGACCGTCCAGCACGAGGAGTTTTTCTCCCGCTTCAAGGAATATCTCCTCGATTCTATGGGTAGCTATGCCGAAGGATACTCTGAGCGCGTCAGCCAATCGCATCATGGCGCGCGGGCCAAGGTATTGTGGGAATTTCCACGCATGTCCTTTGACATGAAACACAAGGATGGCACCGCTTTTGCTAATAAGTTCTTTGTCTACGCTAGGCATTCGCATGACGGCAAGTGGGGGCCAACCTGTGTCTCAGGTCTAATGAATTTCTTCTGCGAGAACTTAGACATGGGTGGCGAATGGAAGCTCTTTCGAGGTAGACATACGTCAGGCTTTTCTCTTGACGACTTTCTCAGTCCTAATGTAGATTGGGTAAGTGATTTCGTTGAGCAGAGGACACGCCAGGAAGTGCTCCAAGCAAGGTCATGTTCCGATTCTATGGCTATAGATTTCCTTGAGATAGACCGAAAGTCTCCTGGTCAATTCTCTCGCCTGAAAAAGGGTGAGGATGGCAAGCCAATCCTACAGACGCCGTCCATTCCCGGTAGGGGCGATTACGCCAATCCTCCTGATGCATTCCAAAGGGAGTTAAATTCCAACGGAGATAATATGTTTGACCGGTGGAAAATAGAGACAGGTAATTATGGGGCTACCCTGTTTGCCTTGGCGTCTTCCGTTACCTACTGGGCATCCCATGATTCGGAAATGTTTCCTTGTCGCTCCGCACGCCGAGGAGCATCACGAGGAAATAAGAATGTTATGGCTTCCCTCCAGGCACGGCAGGATATGTCCCGCGCTATGCTTAGGGAGTATCCCTTTACTGAGGCAGCATGAACTTACTGTTCTTTTTCTTTGTGGGGGTTATCCTTCTGGCGATAGCCCTCACATCCGGCCAATACTTACCCGAGATAGGGGTAATATATGAACGATGAAAGACAAAGATTCTTTATGCATAGCCTAATTTTCTCCATGGCAGATGGAGCCATCACACGCGACGAGGCCCTTGAAAAGGTGCTCGCTCATGGCTTCTCCGAGGATGATCTTAAGGATGAAGAGGAGGTATATTACAGTTATGTCGATCTGGAGGGGTACTCCCATGGCGACCGGCGTCAGTAATCTAGCATGCCCCCTCCGTTGAGCGCGTCTCCGGTTTCAATCTTCCCGGAACTTGTGCTGCTCAATCATTACGGCATGCTAAGATAACCGAAAGCGGTCGAAGGGGCCGTCCGAGCATACCAAGGCATTCTCCCCAAGGGCCCATGGTCCGCGCAAGAGTGCCAAGCCTCTCCTTCTAACCCAAGGATAAAGATATGAAAACTTACATAGCAAAGCCCTCTTACCTTCGGGCACATACAGAGATTTTTACTGCCCCCTATGAAGCCATCGCTTATCTTGAAAAAGAGTGTGCACAATCTTCAGTTAGCAAGTGTATCTCAGGTCCAAAGACTAAGCTCCGGCGCATGCTAGAGGACTGGACTTACATAGATAAGCTAAAAATAGTTGAGGTGCCTGACGAAGCTCCGAAGGATTAGTGCAATGTGGAGCATGCTATGTTGTAAAGATTGCGGAAGTAACAACATTGGTTGGGATGCTTGGGTAGATGAAGATGGCGAAGTTATAAACATATTTGATAATTATATATGCTTAGATTGTAAGCAGTCTACGCCAGAACTGGTACGAGAGTTGAAACGAAAAAGTTAACGGGGAAGATATGTATGAAACAGATATAGAGATCGAATTTAGAGAACCTTTGAGGGAAATATTAGAGGAATATTTTTCTAAATGCGATCAATTAAATATAGACCCTTTGGCTAGTGCAATCATGTTAAATAAGGAGGTGCTACGCTACATACTAGACGAGTATAATATAGAATGGTACATATATTGTGGAGCCTTACAACTTATGTGCTCAGAACCTGATGTCCGTGCCATGATATCAAAAAGGAGAATTAATTGATGACCAACCAAGACTACTTAGAACAAGATATTTATTCACTCGTCCGACAGATCAATGATTTAGCTTTCGATTGCGATAACCCTGAGATCATGCGTCTCTTTGTCAATGCTTCCGGTGGAGAATATTATCATGATGTTGCCGCCACGCTTGAGACGCTCCGTAAACTTATGGAGAAAGCGAAAGCATTCAAATCCGATAGCAAAACATCTCAAGGAAAATCCAGCTTTACACGAGAGGACAATCCCTTCGAAAAAACTCTACAGTAGGAAGGGCAAAAGGAGATGGCGATTAAGCTCCTACTTATAGGCATGGGTCTTTACCTTGCCTACATTTTATCGGCCTACCACTTCGGAGGTTGACTATGGAAGAGAAAACCAATGCTCGACAGGAGAGAATAATGAATTATCCTGACTCCGTGCGCCAAAGCATTAGCGACTGGGAATTAGAACACCGCGAGTGCCTAGGTCAGGCTCTTGAGAAAGGAATAAAAAATATAATAGAAGCTGACGAATTCTTACGTGACCACATGGATCATGTAGATTATGGTTACCTTAAAGAGCTATGGAATGAGAGGGAAGAAAATGGAACTCCAACTACATAATGTGCAAAGTATTTCTCTGAAGTCATTCGATCACGAGGGTGATGACCCCTACAAAATTATCCGAATAAAAATAAACGGTTGGCAAAATGTCATAACTCTCTACTGTAAGGAGGACGTAAGATTAGATGTCCCTAATATTCCGTTCGAGAATAACCTCGATATATCTGAGGCCGAACTCGACGCTTGGCAAGATGATGGAGGAGAAGGATGAAATCATTTCGACCTATGCTGAAGTTTGACACTCGCCGGTCTGACGGTACCTATTTTACTGGTAATGGGCTACGTTTTGCAACCCAAGCTGAAGCGGAAGCTCAAGCAAAGGATGTTTTAACTCGGTGGTTTGTTCCCATAGACTATCGTACAGACCCTAGTGAAGATGCACCCAACTATCGCTGGGATTTTAAACTTCAAAAATCAATACACTTGGAGGTATCATGACTGAGTATGTTGGCCCTGGTGGTATGCCTAAATGCATAGATTTATATGGTCACAATGATGAAAGCGAGAAGGCTATCCTTCGCCGAAAGAATTGCGACAATTTAATAGAATATATTCAAAAAGAACGAGTGATACATGTGCTTACTAAAATATTATATTCGACTTCTCTCACTCCTTCTCAACAGATATTAATAGAGAAATTCAGCGAAGCATGGATAAAATACAAAGCTAGAAACGCAGAGGACCGAACGACATGAAACCTTATGAAGGACCGTTCGCCTATTCTCCCGAGGAATTGGCCGAAGATTCTACTAAATTAAAAGAGGTCGCTGATCTTATCGAAGAGGCAGTAAAACGCATACGTAAGGCACGAGAAAACAAAGCCATGAAAGATTTCAAACCGGTAACCATGAAAGAATCCAAACCGGTAACCATGAAAGAATCCAAAGCATGAAAATTACCAATCATTACAGTCTGCCTCAACCTATTGTCGCCGCCGTTGAGGATGACATCTACAGCAAAGGTGAGGCCAACGCTTCGGCAACAGATCTAATTATGCCCTCTCGCATCTTCGCTCTTCAGGCCGAACACCAAGATGAAATTGAGATAGACGTTAGCGATTGCGTATCAGTTCTTCTTGGAAGGACTATGCATACCATACTTCAACATGCCGAGAGAGATGCTATTCCAGAGATGCGCCTATTTTCTATTCTAAATGATTGGGTAATTTCAGGCCAGACAGATCGTTTAGTTTATAAAGATGGCATCCTTCAGGACTATAAGACGTGCCGAGTTGACGCATTTGTCTATAAGGAAAAGAATAATTTTACTGAATGGGAGCAACAGTTAAATATCTATGCATACCTGTGGCGCGCCAACTATCCGAACTGGCACCTAAAGGTACTGCAAGTAATTGTCATGTTCGTTGATTGGTCGCCAACGAGGTATGAACGCAGCCCCGTAATCTATCCGCCAACCTCTATTATCTCTGTTAATATTCCTCAGTGGCCCCAAGAAAAGACTGCCGAATGGATGCGCCAAAGAATAGAAAGTCATAAGGAAGCCCTAAATAATTTACCTGAGTGTACCAAGGAAGAGCGTTGGCATAGCGGTGAAAATTGGGCCGTAAAGAAAACCGGTAGGAAGACGGCAGTAAAGAAATTCTATAGCGAATCGGAAGCTACCGAATGGATGTACCTGCAGCAAGATAGGAGTAAAATGTTTATCGAACACCGGCCTGGATTATCTCGGCGTTGCTCTTCTTGGTGTGACGTATCGAGATTCTGTGACCAGTGGCAGACAGAAAAACTATTAACAGAAGCAAACGAAGCAGAAAGGTAAGCAAATGAAATTCTCTGAACACCCAGCTAGTTCCAGAATTAAGGTAATGATCATCGGAGATTCTGGCTCTGGTAAGACAACGGCCTTGGCATCTCTTGCTAATGCAGGCTACAAGCTCCGCATCCTCGATTTTGATAGTGGTCTTGATATTCTGCACCACTACTTAGAGGAACCCGACAATGTGAACTATCATACCTTTGATGTTCATGATCCAACATCTCCCGACAAGGCTGCGGCCATGACTTTAAATTGGGAAGGACTTGGGCCTATTGCAGAAACCGGACCAAACGATGTCCTGGTTCTTGACACGGCTACGGCATTCGGCCAGTGCATAGAAAGCTTCGAGGCCAAGAAGAATAAGGACGGCAGAAAGAGTAGCTGGGAAGCGCAGAAAAAGGCTAATCACTTCCTACAATTCTTGACTGGTCCTAGTGTACCGTGTAATGTAATTGTGAATACGCACTATCGCCTAGTGGAAAACGAGGTAACGGGCCAGATGAAGGCTTATCCTGAGGTGGTAGGACGTGCGCTCGCCTTGAATGTCGGTCGTCTCTTTAATAATATATGGCGTCTGGCAGTTAAGCGAGTGGTTAAGGAGGAGGCGCGAGTATTGCTAACCCAAGCCGATTCCTTTATGACCTTGAAGTGCTCTGCACCTACGGTCATTGAAACAGAAGAGCCGCTAGATTTGGCGGACATTTTTAACCGCATGAAAGGTAAAACATCATGAACGAAGAGAAAACGTATGATCCTACGAAGACAACCTTGGCTGACCTGCCAAAGCCTTCTCCTTATCCCGAGGGACGCTATCTTTGGACGGTCAAGGATTACAACCAAGGTAAGTGGCCTTCAGGTGATGAGTTCATCGAAGTAACTCTTTCGCCAGTTGTGGGCCATGCTCTTGACCAGCAGGACACTACTAATTGTGCTTGGTATGAGCAGAATGCGCGTTTTAATTGCACCCGGCAGGGACTTTATAGTCTCCACAAGTTCGTCTGTCTGATGCATCCCGATTGGCTAAATGTTGCACCCGATAAGCTCCCTCCCTTTACTGAGCAGGTCGAAACTGTTATCGGTCAGCAGGTAGTGGGAACACTCCAGCACAAGCCTAAGGGGGAAGGCAAGGAAGGCTTCTGGACTAACTTTAACCAGAAGGGCTGGGAATCCGCAGACGGCCACGCTACGCCGTTCTAAGAAAAGACGGGGTGTTTCCTTAGGGAGGCACCCCATTTTTTAGATGATAGTAATCTTAGATTATCCAGAGCGAAGAGCTACTCCGGCAGATCCTTTTGACGGTTCCTACTCTTCGGACATACAGACTCTATTTGAAGAGTCTTCCTTGGACCTGGGTCAAGTAGAATTTTTTTGTGTTTTCGAGAAGCAGATGGAAGAACATTTTTTCAAGGGCAGTCCGCCTGCATATGACCCCAGCCAAGTTAATATCTCTGATCTCTTTGCGGACCTTCCGAGATATGAGAAGGGCTGGGTCAAACAAGAATTTGTGCCGCGCATCGAAGAGATGTGTGCTAAAATAAAGAGGAGAAAACCAAATGCTGTTATCGCTATGGGGAAGATTGCGTTCTGGGCTGTCACTTCTGGTGCTAGACTTACAGATCACAGGGGTACGCCATACTTTTCGGAGAAGATTGGGGCTAAAGTTCTCGGCACGTCAGGACTATCCGCGTTCACAAAAGACTGGTCTCTACGTTCCATCGTTATTGCGGACATTAACAAAGGCTGCGAGCACAATAAGTTCGAAGGCTTCCGACAAAAAGAAAGAGAAGTCTACACCGTAGATGATCCCCTTAGAGATATACCTAAGCTTCGGGCTGCACTTACAGATTTCGTAGCCGTGGATGTAGAAACCGAAGAAAGTCAGATCACATGCCT